TGGAGTACACTCAGAGAATGTTCTATTGGTAGTTGATGAGGCGTCTGGTGTACCTGAGAAAGTTTTCGAAGCGGCGGCTGGGTCAATGTCTGGTCACAGCGCAACCACGCTATTATTGTCAAACCCAACAAGATCTTCTGGCACATTTTACGAAACGCAAACCAGATTATCAAAAAGCTGGTGGACTAGGCGCTGGTCGTGCATCGATAGCCCTCTTGTGTCTGATGAGTTTGTTGAGGAGATGCGTGAGCGATATGGCGAAGAAAGCAATGCATTTCGCATCCGCGTACTTGGCGAGTTTCCATTAGCTGACGACGATACGATAATTCCGTTTCACTTGGCACAAAGCGCAATACATAGAGATATTGAGATAACGCCAGACAAAAAGCCAATCTGGGGATTAGACGTTGCCAGATTTGGAACTGACAAAACTGCATTATGTAAGAGGTACGGCAACGTCGTCACAGATATTGAGGCGTGGCAGGGATTGGATCTCATGCAAACTGTAGGTCGAGTTATGGCGGAATATGAAAGTTTACAGCCAAGTCTACGCCCAAGCGAAATACTTGTAGATAGCATTGGTGTCGGCGGCGGTGTAGTTGATAGACTGCGTGAGCTGGGTATGCCTGTTCGTGGCATTAATGTTGGCGAAGCTCCAGCGCTGGGCAAGACTTACATGAATTTGCGTAGCGAGCTATGGTTTAAGACAAAAGGCTGGCTGGAAGATAGATCCTGCAAATTGCCAAAGGACGAACAGCTCTTAGCTGAGTTAACCAGCATTAGGTATAGCTTTACATCATCAGGCAAGTTGAAGGCTGAGGGCAAAGACACAATGCGTAAGCGTGGCCTAAAATCACCAGATCTCGCAGATGCATTATGTTTGACTATGGCCTCAGATGCGACAACAGCATTATCTGGCAATAATAATAATTGGAATAAATCTATTAAGCGCAATTTAAAGGGAATTGCATGAAAAAAAAATTTTTAAATTTGTCACCCAAGATGAAAAATTTATTGATGGCTAAGTGGATAAGGCAGTATGTGCAACGCGGTTTATCTTTGCAGGATGCACAGCACGCCGCAAGGTGGAAGGCTGGCGAGTGGAAGCTATCAGAAAGAATGCGTAACATACTGGCGTCAATAGATGAATTGTGATATGGTCGCATAATATATATAAAGGCAGTATCATGAAAACATGCAAGGGATGCCCTACCAAGTCTAACTGCAAGGCCAAAGGTATGTGCTTAAATGGCGGCTATGGTAAATAAAGGTATACTAAATTTCCTCAATCAACTTGATGAGGGCAAGCGTAACAAGCGCAATAGTTTTGCGGAACGTGTTGCAAATTTCCTGACGCCTAATGACGAATTTGAATATCGTGATGGGTTGTTGGTCAACCAAGATGGCACATCTGCAATGGATCGTATCGGCGAAAAGACAAGCTACGGCACGTTAGGCCAAGCCAATTTTGCTGGCAATGATCCACTTTCATTTAGCGGATCTGCTGGGTATCACAAAATGCCAGATGGTAGCATGATGGCGGATAGCGAGATGTCTAAAGGTTATTCAATGCCTTACGGCGTCCAACCAGATCAACCTATTCAAATGTCAAACATTCTGCCAGCAGAAGTAATTCGCATAATCCAAGGATCTAATCTTGCAAACAAGCAGGGGTTTATAGAGCTACTGGAATATAAGATGAATAACGAGCCAGAAGATTATAAGAGGGTTATGCTTAACCCAGATGGCCTATCTGAATTAATGGCGCTGTATAACGCAACAAATGAAGCAAGAACGCCTAGCAGGGAAATGTCACCTAGAATACAACAAATGCTAGATGGAATATTTGATGGGACTGCTTGATCAAAATACATACCAAGGTGGGACAAACGCTCAATGGGCTGACTATGTAGACAGCTTAAAGGTAGAGCCAATGAGCTTTACACCAATGGACGCCGCAAAATTTATAGCTGAAGCCACACCCATCATTGGTGATGCTATGGCGGCTAAGGAAATATACGACGAGCTACAAAAGCCAGAGCCTGATCTTGGATATGTTGCTGTTTTGGGCGGCGCGGCTTTAATAGGTTTAATTCCACTTATTGGTGACGCGGCTTCCCCTGCTATTAAGAAAGTAGGTAAAGGCTTACTTGATATGGCAGATCGTATTGAGGTTGATCCAAATGCCTTGGGTAGCCTTGGGGGTAATGTTAGGTTAAAGCCAAAAATAGATACAGGTAAGCCATATGAAATGTCTGGCGCAAAAATTGCAGATGAATTAGAAAAAACACCAACTGCATTTAATTTTTTAAACCCAGATAAGGCGTTGCCAGTTGGCGCAAAATATACAAAAATTAAATCACAACAGCCAACGGCATTAAGACAACACACAAGTGCAGGATTGTTATCCGCAGATGCAGTAGAGCCAGAGCTAAAAAGTTTTTCAGATTTAGTTGGTAGAAATGTAATGTCTATTGTTGGTGATCAGACTGATAGAAAAACTGTTACCCATGTTAATGATTTGAGATTACCTGAGCCTGTAAAATCTATGGCAGGATTTAGATATATGGATGTCCCAAACCAAGGATATGCAGGAGCTACAGAAGCTACCAGTAGTAAGCTAAATGAGGCAATAAAAAGAAAAGATCCATACATGATGTCAGTCATGATGGGTGAGGTTTCTGGAGATTTTGCACAACATCAGGGTGATGTTTATGGGCAAATGTGGAAACAAAAGCAATCTAGTAACAATGCAATTATTGGTGAAAGCGCCAGAAAAATAAATGACCATATAAAAAACATGGGTGTTCCAAAATTAATACCAGTTAGAGATGTAAATGGTAATATATTGAAAAAAACTGATGGGTCTAATGTTACTAAAACAATAACGACGCGCCCATTTGAAAATATGAATATTGATATTGAAGACCCAGATGCAATTTATAATGCTGTTAATTCTTTACCTACTGGTAGCCAAAGGTCACATTTTTTAAAGGGTATGGATAAGAAAAATTTATTAGATATGGGTGCGCCAGCGGTTTTTGATGCTAGACTTGCTGTGGCTGACGCTAATCAAATAGGTATGGATTGGGGAAATGTGGGATATAGAGGATTTACGCCAGATTTAGAAAAAGGTGCATTTTCTACAACTATAGATAATTCTACAACATATAACACTGGATATGATAAAATCGGCAAAGCAGAAACATTTTTAGATGGATCTCGCGGTATACCAGCAAATTTAGTTTTTCAAAAAACAGCCGCACAACTAAGAAAAAAGGGATCAGGTGGTGGACTATTAATGACATCCCCAAATTATAAAGTTTTAGAAAGTAGTCCTAAAAGAGCAGTGCAATTAATTGACAATGAAATTGCAGACACAGTAGAAACATTTTTATTAATAGAAAAATCTCAAGGCAGAGAGCAGGCATTAGATTTTGCAAATAAGATTTTATCTGGTGGTGGGCTACTATCTTACTAATAAATATGATATATAGAAATAAAACTAGGGGCTAGACAATGCCAATAACAACATACGCAGAATTGAAAACGACACTCACAGATTTTCTTAATCGTGATGACCTTACTTCTGTGTCTAGCACATTTATAACTTTGGCTGAGACTGATTTAAATCGAAAGTTACGCCACTGGAAAATGGAAACAAGATCCACTGCTGAGATTGACACAAAATACAGCGCAATCCCTGCGGATCTTTTAGAGCCTATTCGATTTCATATTACGAGTGGCAACACAAACCCACTAGAATTAATATCACAAGCTGAGTTACTTGATCGACAATACAAGCGCGGAAATGTATCAGGCAATCCACAATACTACGCAATGACTGCTGGCGAGTTACAAGTACACCCAGCGCCAGATGGCGTATACAACGCAGAATTATATTACTATCAGAAAATCCCTGCATTATCTGACAGTAATACAACTAATTGGCTTCTGGGCGAATATCCAGATGCTTATTTGTATGGAGCTTTGGTACACTCAGCCCCATATTTAAAAGAAGACGCTCGAATTACTACTTGGGCGGCTT